TTTTATGTCGGTAGGTGGTGAGCGCTCGCAAAAGCGAAAGCTGTTTTGCAAAACGATAAACAGCTTTCGTCGCGAGCAAAAGCAAGGCAAGAAAACAAAGATTTAATAATGGCTGATATTATAAAATTTGATGGCAGGAGTGGCAAACCTTCAATCGCTAAAAAGAAAAGATTATGAGTAACTATTTTGAGAGAAATCCAATTAAAAACCAGACGATTGCAAAAGGTACAGAAAGTATTTTTGGTGCAACCTCTATAGGTGAAGTTATGACGCAAGCAAAACCATTACAGATAAGATTGGCTAACAATGGAAAGAACGAGCATTGCAATGTAGCAAGGTATAACCATTGGTGGAATAAGACAGCATCACTTGTATGCAAAGTGAAATACAAAGGAAAATTTGAATTAATGTTAATCACATCAAATAATTAGCATGAATAACACTACAGAAAATAATTACAACGACTTGCACAACGATGAATTTGATATTGAATTTAATTTAGATAGTATCAATGATGGCTGCTTGTCAACACCAGTAATATCAGTAATTTTTCTATTTATAATCATACTTGGAATTTTAGTAAAATGAACGACAAAGAACCAATACACTTGATAGATGCACTCACAATAATTGTAATTATTCTGATTTTCATTTTAGTAGTAATAAATATTTTAAGATAAAACATGGCAACAGAATTGGACATAGCATTAATCGAAATTCAACAGGCAAAAAAGATTTTGCAAAATGAACTACATGCAAATGAAAGAATCATGCGTGCAATTACAGAATCCGAAAGATTGATAAAATTGAAAGATTCACAGATTGCAGAAATGAGAAAATTCTTACAACTATTTGTAGATGCTTGCAACGGTGAAGTTGTATTTATTCCGAATGAAAAATTTGAAGAAATAAAACAACTTTTAAAATAACAATTATGGCAAACGGAAAACTATTTACAGGCTCAATTTCAGTAAGCAAATTACTCGAAGAAGCAAAGAAACTTCACTCTGCATTTTACACCGGAAACGATGGTAAGAAATACTGTAACGTAAAAATCTGGGTAAACGAAGAACCGGACCAATACGGCAACCATGTATCGCTCCAGCTAAACGGTAAAAAAGATTCTGAAAATTACAAAGTGTACCTCGGCAATATGAAAGCCTTTGAGCAGAAAGGTCAGGAATCGTTTTCAAAGAATAATACAAAAGATATTCCGGTTGATGATGATCTGCCGTTCTAAATGAAAAAAGCCAAGCGGTGCGAACGTTTGGCTTTGATGAATAAAAATATTACTCACTTATAATAAGACAAAGATATGTCAAACGATGCAAAAGAACAAGGAAAAAATAAACTACCCACTCTACAAGAGCTACATCATGACGAATTAACAGCATTCAAGAATGACCAGTTTAATTTGCTATTAAACCAACCGGTTCCTGAAGCATGGGTAAAAGACCACCCATTCGCAAAAGGCGTAAAATACCTCCCCATTGATAAGGTTGAATTTCTACTTACACGAATTTTCCAGCAATGGAAAGTAGAGGTTATTAATTACGCAGCACTCTTTAATAGTGTTTCCGTTCATGTACGCTTACATCTTCTACATCCATTAACCGGCGAATGGTTCTATCACGATGGACTTGGTGCAGTTGGTGTTCAAACGGACAAAGGAGCATCTGCCAGCGATATATCAGCTATCAAACAAGATGCTATAATGAAAGCATTACCAGCAGCTGAAAGCTACGCGATAAAAGATGCAGCCGAGAAACTCGGAATATTCTTTGGTAAAAACTTAAACCGTAAAGATACCGTAGGCTTTGCTGGAGCCTACTCCAAACAAGAAGAAGAACCAACTACTGACGAGTGGCAAACGCTTCAGGAATTATATGACCTGAAAGAAGAAAACCTTACCGAAGATGAAAAGATTAACGCTGAGCGGATCTTAAAGAACAAAGAAGTGAACTCATACAAAAAATTACTTAAACAACTACAAAATAAATAATCATGGATAAAATTAGAAACGGACGGTTCACGTCTTCCGGAATCAGTGCATTAATGTCTTCTGGAAAAGCCAAAGGCACGTTTGGCAAACCATTCTACACCTATGTAGAAGAAAAATACTTTGAAACTAAACTGCTACGCAGGTTGGACAATGAATCCAATGCGAAACCTACATCATGGGGCAAGCTGGTAGAACGCCACGCTTTTGACCAACTGGGTACAGAATACAATCTTGTCAGCCAGGAAACAATCGTACACCCAAGTATAGGGCTATGGGCCGGTTCTCCAGACTTAGAAAAATACGATGAAGGGAAAACAGTTTGTGATATCAAGTGCCCAATGACACTAAAATCGTTCTGTACATTCTATGAATGCGAAACGATTGAAGAAGTACGCGACAAGCATAAAGACGGCGAAGATTATTACTGGCAGTTGGTGAGTAACTCTATTTTGCTGAATACCAAGTACGCAGAATTAATCATCTATGTACCGTATTACTACGAATTGGTACAGATAAGAGAATTGGCAAACAATTATGATGGTGACCAAAATAAAGTAGCCTGGATTAACTGGGCGGGCGATGATGATCTGCCGTACATACCTGAAGAAAGTGAATATAAAAACTTAAAAGTCATTCGTTTTGAAGTTCCTGAATCCGATAAAAAGGCATTGACAGAACGTGTAAACGCTGCAATTAGCGAAATACAGAAGATGCTATTGCCTAAAGCATCGAACACAATCAAGACGACAGAAACAGTAGAAACTCCAAAAGGCGACAACGATTTAAAAATTTAAAAAATACAACTATGAAAGTACATTCAATTAAGCTGTTCCGCGAAGGCATGATCACGCACCACGGCGCATACCTGAATTTAGAAACCATGAAAGTAAACCCGATAGCTATCTAATGAATTATATAGAAGTAGATAAATGCTTGCTTAAATGGTATGTAAGTTCATTTCTTGAACCAAATGACTATTGCTTGATGAAAAGGTTAATTTCCATCAGCAACGATGACATGGGTTGGGGGGAATGCTTTATGCGAAACAATTATGAAATAATTGGCACTACCAAACTTAGCTACAAACAACTCTGTAATTCACGTAATAAATTATCGCAATTAGGTTTGATTTCATTTTACCAAAAAAATGGTAATCCAAACTGTAAGTATGAAATCCATTTTGACATTTTAACAAGCAATAGCTTTGCTTCACCTTTGCCGAACCTTAGCAAAAAAAGCGAAGCAAAGGTAAAGGTATCGCAAAGGTTTAGTCAAGGTGGCGGTATAGATAATATTAAACTAAACAAAACTAAACAAAACAAAGAGAGTGTTGCTAATGCAACCACACCCAAATCTAATTTGAAAGAAACTTTAGAATCCAGAAAAAAACAATTCTACAACCAGGTAGCAGAATTTAAAGAAACTTATCCAAAAGAAATGTTACGCAAGTTCTACGATTACTGGAGCGAATTAAATCCATCAGGTACTAAAATGAAATTTGAATTACAAAAAACTTGGGAGTTGTCGAAGCGATTAACTACCTGGTCCAGTCGTGAATTTAATAAACCAGCAAATTTTACAAAACCTACTGAACAGCAAATTACGTCATCTGAAAAAATACTAAGCTAAAATGTATCAACCAAAAATAAACGACAAAAATAAGTTTGAAGATAAATCGTTACAAGTTTATGGAAAAATTCCACCACAGGCCCTGGAACTGGAAGTTGCAGTACTTGGTGCAATACTTATTGAGAAAGAAGCATTTAATGCAATAGCTTCATTTATTCGTCCGGAATGCTTTTATGTTGATGCGCATTCAACTATTTATCAGGCATGCACAAATTTGTTTGTTAAATCTCAACCAATAGATTCATTAACTGTTACTGAAGAACTTCGCAATAATGGAAAATTAGAAGAAATTGGCGGCGCTTATTACCTATCAGATTTAACGAACAAAGTTGCATCTTCTGCAAATATTGTTCATCATGCACGTATTATATTTCAAAAATATATGCAGCGTTCGGCAATAACGATAAGCAACACGATTATCAATAAAGCCTATGAAGATGTAACCGATCCATTCGAGTTATTGGAAAAGGCACAATTGCAATTTTCTAATATTACAGAGAATTTAAAAAATTCAAAGGTATCTCACATAGCGAATATTGCATTAATGACTATTTCGCAGATGAAAGAAAATCAAGGCAAAGATTTAGTGCATTTAGGCTTAACAAGCGGACTTTCAAAAATTGACAACATAACTCTTGGCTTTTGCAAACCGGACCTAATCATCATTGCAGGTGGTACAAGTGAAGGTAAATCTACCTTAGCCTTGCAGATAGCAAAGCATGTGTCAATAAACAATAAAGTAGCTTTCTTTTCATTAGAAATGTCTAATCAACAATTAGTTTGGAAAGTATTTTCAAGTGAAATAAACGCATCAGTTGCGCAAATCCGGAAAGGGAAACTATCTACTGAACAATGGCAAAAATTAGAAAGTGATGTTTATGATGATTTGGTAAAATCAAATTTCTATTTATATGATGAAGGCGGTTTGTCAATTTTTGATTTGGTTTCAATTTGCCGTACACTGAAAGCAAAACAAGGATTGGATATGATAGTAATTGATTATTTGCAATTACTTACAGCAACCGGTGCAGACATTAAGTTTGGTATTCGTGAACAGGAAATCAATTTTATAAGCAAGAAATTGAAAGCATTAGCTAAAGAATTAAATATACCGGTGATTGCACTTTCACAGTTAAGCAGGATCGAGAAAGGAACAAAACGACTTTACAAGCTATCAGACCTACGCGAATCAGGTGCCATTGAGCAAGATGCTGACGGCGTAATGTTTGTTTTCCGACCACACTACCACGATATCAGGGATATGAAGATAAACGGCGAAGAAATGATATTTAGTGAAAACGATACCATTATACAGTTTGCTAAATGGCGCTTAGGTGAAACAGGTATGACAATGCTAAAATTCAATAAGGAATGCTCCAGATTTGAAGATCCGAGCTTCTTACAAGAATTTGTTGAACAGCCTGCACAATTAAAAACAGACGAAGATTTACCATTTTAAAAAGCTATTGTAATATGCTAAATACGAAACAAATATTT